GTGCTTGTCTTGTCCCCACCAAACGCCAACGTACAGACAGCTTTGTCTGACTGAGTATCGTTATAGATAAGAGCGCCGTTTGCAGTAATTGTGCTTGAGCTAAATGTAAGATCAGAAAAATCGCAAAATGCTGTAGTGCCTGACGTTGTAGGCGTAACGCTAGTCAATGCTGCACCAGCCGCTGTATATCCTGTACCAGATACCTCGTTAGACGTTGAATATGCAGTAGTGCTTGCGCCTAAAGAAGCAGAGCTTGTATACAAAGCTAGCTTAAACGTATTGCCAGAACTGGCAGTAAAGTTGTGCGTACCAACAAGGATCTCTTGCTTAAAGGATGTGCACATAGCTGTAGATATAGCCATTATAAACTCCTAAGTATGTCTGCCATGTCCTTATGACCTTGACGTTCTAGTTCTGCAATAAGTGTTGTCCTATCGCTTTTTATTGCTTCTTTTATGTAGTGCAAAACTGTAGCTCTGACCGCTTCTTTGAACGCTTCTGCTTGTTGCGCTATCACGGGATGACAACTGCCACCCACACTTACAATTCTACCTGCGGCAGCTTGTGCCCAAAACTCAGGGTCGTGCCCCTTGTGTTCTGTGGTAGCAACAAGAACATTACCTACTTCCATTTGTGGAGCTTGTAAAACCATATAACTTCTTACTGCACCGCGAATCTAGCTTGACCAGAACGGTATGTGTCAGAACGTAGTTTCCCATCACCTAAAACTTTAAGTAATGCAAGTGATGTGTTGTACATCTCGTTATACATTGCCACCATATCAGGCTCACCTTTCATAAATCGTATGGCTTCTACTAACGTACCGTTCAGTAATACAGAGTCAAACTCGTCGCCTAAATATGTCGTACTTGCTGTAACTATGGACTCTGGGTAATACCCATAATGTAGTTCGGTTGAAAAGTTACTATTTGGAGTAGGGCCAATAATAAAAGAATCGTCGTTAAAGATAGCGTAATGCTTAGGCACTCCGGTAGTAGCTGCTACTGGATAGGCTTCCCTAATAAAGTTTACGTCTTTATTTAGTAGGTAAATGTAATTACTGCTACTATCTATTATTGCCAAACTGTACACATACAAGAAATCGCTAGGCACGGATAGGTATGTGTTACTAGCAGTCATAACCCCTGTTACGTTTTTACGTAGTGCTGGTATTTGCACGGAGTTATATATCTTTTGTTCAGCCTGTTTTGTAAACAAAGCAAGCTGGTCATCTGTAAACGTCAGTTCACAAATGTCTTGAACATTTGTTTTTAGCTCAGTGTAGTTCATTCTCTACGCCATAGGGCCACGAGCCATTGTGCCTTTTGTTGCAGCGCCAGTACCTCGGATCTTTATGCCGGTAGTCTTTACATCTTTCATGTCGGTTTGCGGTGCACCCTTAACAGGTTGTACACCTTTAACTTGAGCGAACTTCGGTGTTTTCATAAACGCCTCTAAGTTGTTGTTACCGTTACTGTTCCCACCTGACCTGTTGCTACTAAGTCATTAGGAGTTAAGCCAAAAGGATCATCACCCGCTCCTACAGGATTCCAACCCCACTGTATCTGTCTGCTACTGTTTACCCCCGATTCACCCAAACTTCTATCAGGACGTGGATCTCTAATAGCCTGCGGGTCATTTACTGGAAACTCACCAAGTTTTAACTGCGGGTGATCTGGATTCCAACACTCTGGGCACGCCTTTAAGTTTGTGTCCTGCCCTTTACGTATTACGTTCTTTAACTCACGTAGCTTATACTGAAAGCCGCAAATATCACACTCAGCAATAGCTATTCTGGCTGACGCAAAGCGATTAGACATTAGTATGTCCTAGTAGCACGCGGTACAAACCGTGCCGCTGTTTTATCTCTATCTTCTGCCGCTGCTAGTGCAAACTGCTCGTTATACACCTCTTTTAGTAATGTTATACGAGGCGCTAGCTCTGGATCTTTCATAGCTATATGGTACGCCAATCCCGCAACTAAACAGGGTAAGAACCTAAAGTTCATATCAGCCGTTTCTACCCCGCTACCTGCGTCTTGGATACGGCGCATACGGTAGTACTTAAATATGTACTCGTTGTTCTTATCAGGCACAGGCCACACGTTGATCTTAGGGTTATCTCTAAGACGTTCTATGTAAACCTGTATTGGCCTGCCTTCTGTTAGTTTGTTGGGTATGGAGGCGTACGTGCTAACACTTATTCGGTTAATAGTCAGATCAGACTGGGCGTACTCATCGCCAGAGTTTGTGCGTATGACCTGCTCTAACAAATCAATGGTATCCGCAGGTAAGTCGTATTGACTTGTGCCCTTAACCATCGTGACAGTGCCTTCATCAATCGTCCACAAATTGATACCACGGTTTTGCCACTCAATAGTCATCAAGTTCATGGAACGTCTGGCGGTGCGTAAATCATACCCAGAACGCATTTCACGACCTGCACGTTCCCACGCTTCTTCAGCGATCTCCGTGAAGTCCATATCAAATGCAGTTGTTCCAGATGTCGTCATGGTCTACTACCCTGTACGTATAGCGTTTTCTTCCTACGCTTATTCATCACCGCGCCACAACCTTTGTGATTTGCGCGAATGGGGCCACCTACGTTTTTTCTAACTATACGCCGACCTCTTGCGGAAGCGGGAGATGTGCGTACTTTAGCTTTCGGTGTATTTGCTACTACGGTTTTACCTTTTGCTCCAGCTTTTTTCTTTTTGCGTGCTGTAGTGGCTCGTTCAGACTGACTCAAAGACTGTGCTTTAGCTTTAGGTAAGCAGCGGTCAGGGTTCTTTTTATCTTTCGACGTGCCGCATGGCCCCTTGATTTTGCCATCGGTGCCGATACGTACCCATTGCTGTTCTCGCCACTGTTTAAGCTGACCCATTACTTTACCTTTCGCGCTCTGCGTATGGCTTCTTTACCACGTTTAGCAATGCCTGCCTGCGTATGTTTACCTGCTGCTTTAGCTCTTTGCTCTAGTACCGTAAGTATCTGTATTTTTCTGGCAAAGGGCTTATTTACCTTTTTAACTTTAGCCACAGTATCACGAGCATCTTGGGCGGTTGCATACTTTATAGACACCGTATCTCTAGGGTTCTCGTCCGTGTACAGTCTTCTACCGCTACCTTTTGGCTTCTTTCCTGTTCCTACTTTAGGATCTTTAGCCATTAACTTCTGACTCGCTTACGACCTCTAGCAGACGCTGGAGAGGTTGGTTTTTTCTTTTTACTGCCCTTAGCATAGTTAGGATCTTTGCAGTACTTAGAAGCTGCCATGTTTGCATAGGCAGACGGGTAAGTATCAAACGTACGTTTGGCCCACGCTTTGCCAGCCGGACAGATCTTGCCGCCCGACTTTACCTTACCGCCTGACTTGTAATACCTACGCATCAGTACATCTTCGCCTTACGTAAGCCTTTACGCTCTATACCGGCACCGCGAATTTTGGCTTTGCCTTTTTTCTTAGCTCCACCTACGGTGCCGCCCTTCCTAAAGCCTCCGGGTGGTTTTGGCTTTATACCCGGCATTGGAGGGTTGCTACCGGGAGGGGGAGCTGGCACAGGCTTTCCTACAACTGGCCCCGGCCCCGGCATAACAGGCATGGGCTTTTGCATGGGCGGTTTACCACCGGGAGGTGGCACGGGCTTCCCTGTTATCGGCCCCGGCTTCCTTCTCGGCATCGG